ATCGAGGCGTGGTATATGATACCTTAATAAATAGCGAAAATTTACGCCTCACTATTTAAAGTAAAAAACACACTAGACACAATTTGCCGAAATGGTATAGGGCGAAATGCTTATAAATTGTGGGCACGTGCAAAAGTTTTGGAAATATTGATTAAGATAATTTTTAGGTATGAAATGACGTGAAAATTTTCGACAGGCAAAGGACTTGCCCAATCAATACGACTTAATTCGAGGTTTGAACGACTGAAAATATTTAAAAGCGTTTACACGTGAATAGGTATATTATATACCAACGTGACCGAGCCTATACATTATGCGTGTATAGTGGTATCTATTGGCGAAATAACTTAATGCTACCTACAATAAGTGTAGGTACTCCAATATGGTATAGGTAGGGAATTAATAGAATGAAATGGAATATTCATAAAGGAATACAAATATAACTTAATCCAACCTTATGAGGTGGAAAATAATTGCGTAGCTATTGGAATAGTTTATAGAGAGCGATACTCTACTACGCACTAACTTTAAAACCAATTTACAATGAGAACAACGTTAAACACAATCTTAGCTTTTATAGGTTTATTAGCTAACAACGACACTACATTTGCAATAGTAGTAACATTATTATTAATCATTAACATCGTGCCTTTATTCGCACCTAAAAACAATTAATCAATCTAAAATATGGTACAAAAATAATAAAGAAAAGATGAAAGAATACTCATCTAAAATATATTATACAAAAACAAAAGAAGTTAATCAAAATAATAAAAATCAAAGATGGTTTGATAAATATTTACAAAACAAAATTGAAATTGATAAATATTTTAATGAAATAGAAATTACAAAAGATAACGCTGAAACGTTATTGAAAGATGACATCCAGGACGCTGAAGATATAATTAATGAAATATTAAATGATTGGGAAGAAAAAGGGATAAAACCACCAATCACTCAAGGAATGTACGACGCTATGACCTCAATGACATATAACATGGGTAGAGGGATAAGAACAACTGATTTCATTCAAGCTGTTAAACGAGGAGATCTTAAATTGGCGAAAAAATTAATACTAACAACAAGTCAAAATTTGTTTGATGAGTTTCCTGGTTTAGAACCAAGAAGACAAAAAGAGTCTGAAATGTTTATATGATGGATCAAGAAAAAATATTAAAATTATTCAAAAAATTTGTTGGAGGTGGTATAGATCTTCATGGGTTAAAATGTATCCCTGTTATAGTTGGGGAAAAAATTGTTAGTAAACACTTCAAACCTTCTTATCCTATTGGATTTAAAATAGAAAATCCAAATGATGTTTCTTATTATTGGTGGTATTACCTTTTTGATAACTTCTTTTTCCGTTTTTACTGGCATCCATTTGCCTGTATATCCCATTGCAGAATTTATATATCGCACTTGCATTTCTATTGTTCCGTCTGTTTTTTGTAAGTGACGAAATTCAGGAACGCTTTGTGGGTATATTCTGCCTTTGTCGTATTCAGTCATTTTTATTAAATATATGAAAAGGGCATTTTTTAGGTTTAGTAAAAAATTTATAATACAAATCAGATAATTTTTTATACGACTTACTACTCCAAGTATTGCTCATGTAACCGCAATAAATGTTGTTCCACTCAATTTCTTTAGCCGTTATATCCCTTGTTTCCATATTTGGCATACTCCCAGTATTAATAGGGATTAAGTGACACAAAGGTGTTCCAGCCTTTAAAACATATTCGCCATCAAACCCATGCCAATATAAAATTGGGTTAATTTGATTGCAAATAGAAGAATCAACAATCCCAGTTGCACAAGTAAAAAGTTGTTCTTGCTGATAGTTTATTGGCAACATCAACATTTTCCAGCCTTTTGGCATTTTTACTGCCCAGCGTGTATTTATTTTAATAGCCGTTTTTAAAGCATTATGTGGCACTGGTAAAACATCCCCAAACAACCTACCAGTAAAATATTTAATTTCTGGAATAAGGTCATTTGGAAGCATTGATGCTACTGTTACACCATCGCCAGTTGTTTTTATTGCTACATCATAAGGCAATCTAACAACATAACCAACACTCATTAAATCTTTTATTCCTGAGCATAAATGCGATGCAGTTTCTATACTTGTATCACTATTTGCCTCTTTAAACGCTTGTGCAGAATCTTTAACCCAATTAAGTTTTAGAGTTTTAATAGGCTCTATTGGGTAAGGAAAATTTAACGGCTTATCAAGCGAAAAAAATTTAATCATTTATTCGTTTGAAGTTGTTGCAGTAGGTTCAAAATCAATAGTTGGTGCAATAAACTCTACAAAAGGAGCAACAACACCAAATTCGCCAGAGGCGGCACGATTAAATAAATCCACACCCCAAGGTTCAGGGTCAAAAGAACAAGCACCAAAAGGCATTTCTTCGTTAAATTCTTCCCATTTGACAGTTAGCAAAATAGAAGTGCCTTCGGCATTATTCCAAGCTGGGTCTTTTGCATATTCTAAAGTAAACATTGTTTTTCCTTAATTAAGATACTCGGCAAATAGTAGCGCCAGTAATAAACGCATCGCCATAATTTGTGCCATAAGGGCAACCCATCCATTTCCAAGTGCCTGATATTGGACCGCCAATATAGCGTTCTGGTCCACCAGCCGTTACAGCCGAAATGACCATTTGCAAAAGACCTGAGCCAGCGGCATAATTACCGCCAGAAGAAATACTCCCCGATTGATTTTCAAGTCGTAAAGACCCAAAAGCATAACTTCCAACTGTGTTAAATGTTGGGCAAGCAATAGTTAAAGTTCCGCTAGTAGTAATTGTTCCACCTGATAATCCGTTGCCAGTAGCGACTGAAGTTACTGTGCCTGAACCAGTGGCATTGATTGTTACTGTTTGACCAGAAACGGATGTTGAAATTCCTGATCCAGCAGTAATAGCGTTAACTGTATTAGTTGCCCCTGTACCACCATTAGCCAAAGGAACTAATCCATTTAGGCCATCAGTTGCATCAAGCTGACCTGAAGAATTAAGGTTATTTGCTAATTGAGATAAATTAAATGCTTGTGTCATGCTGACCCCGTTCTAGCGAAAGTTTGTTGAGTTAGTAACTGAATTGTAGTTGGTGTATTCGTTAATGTATAGCCACTTGATGAAACTGTAAAGTCTGTACCTTGCACTAAAGCAACCCCATTTTGATACAAGTTAAATGCATTTGGATCATTACTAAATGGATATGATGTTTGTCCAATAATAGTTGTTTCATCTAAATTCACTGGATTACCAGCGGGTGTTCCAAGGTTATTGGCTACAAACTGAACAATTACCAACTCACCAGTTAACAAATTTGGGAAGTTTGTAAGAACTTGACCAATAATATCATAGTCTTGGGCTGATAGTATTACACCATTTAAAAATAATACTTCATAGCCACTATTTAGGGTTATCCCTGATCCAGTAAAGTCATAAGAAGATACCCCAGTTAATGTAATAGTGTCAACTGTAAATGCGCTATAGAATGAGCTTGGTGTAAGAACCTCTCCAGTAAATGAAAGAACACTAACAATATCATTTAAGGTTATGCCAGATCCAAAGGTTACTGTGGTGGTGGTGTCTGTATATTGTGACGGAGATTGCAATATGCCATTTACCATTACCCAAGCATTGTTGGCAATATAATCACCGCTTGTCCTGCTGGTAACTGTAAATACTGTTTGACCAGAAGTTGCCGTAAAGTCCTGGTCCGAATACAAGAAACCATCTGGTGCTTGAAATCCAACTACGCGACCATAAATATCAACAGTTAATGTAGCAACTGGCGATGTATATTGATATGCTCCGCCGAAATCCAAATATTGTTTTAAGGATGCGACAACTTTACCATCTGGATTGTTGGTAATGGCAATCTCACCAGTTCCAACAGTAGTTGTTCCTGTTTCAATAATTTGGCCAGTTCTGCGATCAAGGTCAATATAATTTGTGCCGTCTGGCAACGCAGACCAAATGGATGGATCAAAAATTGCTGTCTGAGTTGGCACAAATGCGCCAGTGGATGCCGCATATCCAGCAAATCCACTGTCAAAGCTAAACTTACGACCAGTTCTATTTGAATAAGCTAAGTAAACCGCAGTCCCAAAGTTAGGATCGGCCAAATACCATGTGTAGTCTGATGCGGTAAGACTTGGGCTAATAGTAGTTTGATTTAATAATCCGTAATATTCTTTATTCCTTGGGTCTAAATCAAAGCCAGTGCCATCTATAGCATCAGCATAAGCTACAACCAAATATCTTTCAGTGTATTGGAATGTGCTTGGCCTCCACACAAGTTTTGCGCTTGCGGTGCTATAAGCTGATGATGCCAAGCTATTAACCATACGGCTAAACAAATACCAATCTCCAGCGGGGATGTTAGCCAAAGTGATGTTTGGCAACAATGTGTTAATTCCCCAGGGTGTTCCATTGGATTGAATCTCACTTGTTCCAGCAAAATACATTTGCTCCTGTAAAGGATTGCTGTACGCTGAATACCAAACCTCTGCGTACTGAGTAATACCAGAAGATGATGTAGTTACTTGAACAATGAATAAAGGATTTGTATTGGTTGGGTACTGAGATACCACAACTGGCGCAGTTGGAATTCCAAAGAATGTTGGATCGCCAATACCAGTGTTTGGCGCTGGTACAAATTGAGTAATATCTACATCGTCATAAACAGTGGCATTGTATTCAGACATATTCAATTGAACACCAATTGAGCCATCATCATTGAATTGCTGGATTACTTTATTAAGTCTAAATGGCTTATCTGTCCAACCATAATTAACGCTAGTAACAGAAACAATATCTCCAGCTTCTAATTGCACACCAGTAAACCCAATGGTAACTTGCATTTGCAAATCTTCGCGACCAGATTTTAATATGCGATTGGCAATATATTGTGCAGTTACATCATTATTTGTTAATGGCAAACTTAATGAAACTTTATTTAATGGTTCATTTGGATATAGCAATGCTGGATCAATTTGTGCCAAATCAAATGTAGATGAATTAAATGCATCTTGATTCGATTCATCTGGAAATTTACATTCAACAACATTGTATGATGCCGCTATATCTAATGGTGTAATGCTAATGGCGGAAATCATATTACTATCATTGATGTCCATTACTGTTACATAATCAGGCTTTTGGACAATAACTCCCCATTCAGCCGTAATTTCATTATATTTAATTAAACAATCGCAACAAGTAGCCATATCTTGAAGATTGGCCATAACAGTTCTTGAAGTATCTAATACTCCATTAAACTTAAACCTTGGTTGAGTTAAATAATCTCCATTTGAATTTCTATAGGTAAAAAGTTCGTTTGAATATGCTGTTAAAGCATCAAGACTATCAACATCAACCTGAGCTTCAGAAATTGCACAACCATATCTTGTATTGATTAAATAATCGTAAAAACAATCGCCAGTTGATGATCGACTATTTGTTACTTGAAATTTTGTAGCCTCTAATCCACGAATATTTGCTGATTGACTATAAGATAAATGAAGAATTGCAAAAGCACAATTGGTCATTAATTTTGTAGAATCCCATTGGTATATTAATGAAGAATTTGATAATACTGATATTGCTGATTGTGTGGAATTTGTTGGGGAGTTAGAACCATTGTTGTAAAGGTAAAATTCAATTCTTCCATTAACTGTTGTATCCACGACTCCAGTTGATTCATCTGTAAGGCTTGCAACTGTATATCCATTGCTTTGAAATGTAACTAATTTTCCGCCAAAATAAATATCACCAAATGTAATAGTGTCTGGTGTTTGACCAGGGTTGGTATTAGTTACTTCGCAAATTGATAATACATAATAAAGTTCTTGATTGTTTTCGTTAATAGTAAGGTCGGTTACAGTTCCACCTACATAAGCAGAGCCATATAGCACTGGC